AGTTATCCTCACTCTTAAACGAGGGTATAACGGCATATCAGTTACATCCGGCACAATACCACCATCAACATCTAAAGTATAGTATCCATAATCGTTTTTGATATCAACTTCCTCATAGGTCATTGTGTCTAAATCCCAAACTAAAAATCCGTGCTTATCTAATGTCTCACCGAAGTTTTGTTGTACCAAAGAACCAGCATATACCACCTTACATCCGCTTGGTGATATCATCTCTTGTCTTTTATGGATATCTCCCAACAGGGCTAAATCATATCCATCAAATATTTCAGTTGTAAAGTGTCTACTACTAACCACATATCCTACATCGGTTGTAGAGTTATCAACAGGTCCGTGAAATAGTGCAATCTTCTTATTACCAAATAGAGTATCCGCTTTAGGCCAATTATCTTTGTTATCAAATATACTAAATACTGCAAAATCAACATCTCCTATTCCGTAAACTTGCGTATCCTTTAAATACGTTAGGTTTGGTAACTTTAATGCATCAACGATTGGAGTAAGTACATCTAATCTGTCCGAATTGTTCATATTACAATCGTGATTACCAGCGATTACAATAGTAGGACATAGTTTGTTACATTCCGTAAACAACCAGCTAATCTCACTTACCAATTCGGGACTCATTTCCAATTTAGCATGAGCTATATCTCCAGCTAAGTAGATAATTGAATCTTCCGTTCCTCTTTTTTGTATTTCCTCAAACATTGAGTAAAATACTTCTCTAAACTCTTTGTGTCTTTTTATATTACGAATGTGTATATCCGCAATGTGATAAATTCTCTTTAACCTCATATATTATTTAGTTTGGATAGAACTAAGTCATCCCATCCAGTTTGTTTTGCTCCCTTTAGGAGTTCGTTTACTTTTTTAAATCCCATTTCACCAGCATCCTTATCAGTTGGTATAATATTACGAACTTTAATTCCGTTCTTTAAAAAGTAATCAGTATGTTTAGTTGAATCTGCAATAGCATCTGAATCTAACATAATAGTTACTTCCTTAACTCCTTTCTCTATAATCTTATTCTTTAATTTACTCAATAAGAACTTACCAAGTAAAGGAATACAATTTCTTTTAATTGAAAATGAATCAAATACACCCTCACATAAAGTAATGGGTTCATTCCAATTGATTTGATTATCAAACACAATTACATCTCTATTAACCGGCGGATTCTTATACTTCATTCGTTCTTCTTTGTAATATGAACGAGCTACGAAGTAATTTAAGTCACCATTCTCATCATACGAAGGTACAATGATTCTGCCAAAGTATAATCCATCAGAACAATATCCGATGTTGTATTTAACGATATCAGCTTGGGTAATTCCTCTTTCTTTAAGGTAGTTAATAGCTTGATTGTATTCAGGTTGGAATCCATTTGGTTTGAAGTGTAATTGTTTGAATTCTGATGGTAATTGTAACTTAGCTACATACTCATCTTTCTCAACTAATGTATAATCATCCTCACCATAGATATCTTTCAATCTATTGAGGTCCCTCACATCCACATTGAGTTTGCGAAGAAGGGATTGGATTGACCTACCCTTAGAATCACATACCCAGCAGTGCCATCTTTGAGTATCTAAGTTTACTTGAAGTTTTTTCTTATGGTGATTACAAAATGGACAATGGTGGGCCTGTTCGTTTCCCTTTAAGGATGACCCTACACCCAATGCGGTGTCTAAAATGTTAATGACTGTTAGTTTATNCTTCCCAGATACCATATTAGTATATTCTATACAAATATACAACTTTTTTGGGAATTTGCCAAATTAATGGTTGGAATTCTTCACATCGTAAAGAAAATCAGCTAAAAACTGCATTTTTGCTATAATTGGAGGTTTTGGTTGGTTTGCTTCCAACATTCCTTTAAGGTCTATTAAAGATGCAGCTGCTATTTGTAGTGCATCATCTTTTGCGTTTAAGTAAGCTTCGGAGATTCCGTACTTTTTTGCGATTTCAGGTATTGTCATAACTTTAATTTATAATATCCCTACGGAAGAATTTTCCCATAAGGTTTTCGTTTATTGCTTGTTCGTTGGCTAGTACATCGTAATGAAACTGCCATTTAATTTCGTAATATGATAAGGATTTCTTTGAGAAACAAAACTGAATGATTTCTCTTTCAAAATATTCAGCGTTTCCAGCTTTTACTTCTGATTTAATCCATTCGTTTGATGAGTAGTATTTCTCCCAATCAGATGCTTTCTTTACAACCCTTTTACGAGTCTTTCCCTTAAGGGGTTTCAATCTTCTGGTTTGTGATAGGGATTTCTTTCCTATATAGAATCTATTAGTTCTAGTATCAACTATCTTATATACAAATCCAACCGCACCTTCGGGTGTGGTTTCTTCTGTAACAATATTTCCATTAAATTTCCAACTCATTGATTATTTTGTAACTTTTTTAGAATATACACTATCACCAGGTCCGTATGATGGAGCTGTATATCCTTTAGCAAGTTTAAGGGATGGTAGAGAACCGATTGTACCACCTCTAGCTGCATCTAATTTTGCTTGGGTGAAAAATCCGTCTTTATCGGTTGCTTTAATATCAATATCTCCAAAAGATGTATCTGCTACACCAGCTGTTATTGTTGCGGCCGAACCTCCTTTTGAATAAGGTGTTTCATCTTTATTTGTTACAATGGTTTTGAATTTACCAGTTGATGCTGCGTATAAATCTTCTAATTTTGGCATTTTTTTCTATTTTACTAATATAAATATAAAACTTTTTGGTTTAAGTATCAAAACGGACTATAAAGTTTATTGGATAATCCGGTAATGATTTAATTGGTTGTGGTAATTTTGCTACTGCAACCATATTCAATCCATCATCATATAACGCAATTGTTGTAATGTATGGTGCTAAATAAGAACCAGTTGGGTCTACAGAACCACTATAAAGATAGTCAGCGAAACCACCAACTTTTAACGGATTTATTGTAGAACGGATATTATGTAGTTTTATTTTACCTATACTACCATCAGCTGTAAAATCTACGGCCGTTGGGTTTTGTGATACATTAAATTCATTTTCTAATACAGAAAGAAATATCTCATTNTCATATATTGTTTTAGTTGAACGAAAGTTTAAAGTAAATGTACTTAATACAGAACCACTAATTACATCTTTAGCAAGAACTATTAACCCTCTATCATAAAATATATTACCTTTAATATTACTACCAGAATCAATAAGATTTGAATATCCATCGTCTGTATAAGTTCTAATTAATTGCTCATCTTCTAATACAACTGTACCAATTTTTATACCTTCTCCATAATATCTTTGTGGTATAGAAAAAACTGCAATACTATCTTCCAAAATTCTTTCATCGGTGGATGCATATGATTTTCTATTACCAACTTCCGTTAATATGGATGCAGTTGCTGAATTTCTATAAAATTGAGCTCTTATAGATGCATACAAACTTTTTTTAGAATACCCATTACTAACAGGATCGTAGGTATCATCAAAATTACCACTACTACCACTCATAGCATATATAGGTAATATATCATTTTCATCCAATGTCCATTCTTTGTAAACTTTCATTGGTCTAGTAATAACATCGGATTTTGGAATTTCTTTAATCATATCTTATATAAATATTCGTTAAATAAAAAACCCCCAATGAAGGGGGATTTCTTTATATTATTTCTATTTTAATTAGAATGATAATTTAACTTTAATCAAAACTTCTTTATCAAAAGATTTAACAATTGGTTGAGAAGTTTTAGCCACTGCAATCAATTCATTTGCATCATTTAATAAACCTACAGTTGTAATAAACGTTTGTGGGTCAGTCTCAAATGTACCTTCTACAAAGAAACCATCACCATCTACATATGTAGGATTGTTAGAATAGTTAAATTCTCTATTTGTTGCTCTTACAAAGAAATGTTGTGTAGATACGTTTTCAGTTCTACGTGCTTCAAAATCATTTCCGGCTTGAATAGCTTTAATTAATCTAATTTGATTAAATTGTTCAGATGTTTGTAAGTGAGAACCACTAACACTACCACTTACTATAAAAGTACCATCTTTGGTATATGCTGCAGCATTTCCTGTAATATTCCCAACAACCGAACCAATTGCTTTAGCATTAAGAATAATAACTCCTCTATCAGGATAGAATAAACCATATCCTTCCCCAGTTGCAGGTTTACCAACTGCTAAATCAGTAGATGTATCAGCTTCGTTTTTAATTAAAGCGTCGTTTTCAGTTCCTAAAAGTAATGAACCAGAAACAACTTTGAATACTCTACCACTTAAACCTAAGTCATCTCCAAATTTCTTACCACTATTATCAATAAAAGTAAAAGTACCATTTGTACCAGCTAATTTTAATGACCAGTTACCAGCATCCATTTTTTCTCTATAACGGCTTCTAGCTATATTGATTGCGTAAATACCATTTGCATCAGTTGCAATATTAGATGAATTTAAGAATGAGAATTTAGTATCAGTTGGGTCTAATAACATTGAACGATATTGTGCGTATGTAGCTTTTGTTGCCAATAACGCATTATCATTATCAGCTAAGTTCATAGAACCGCTACCATTAACATGACCATATGCTACTGCAAATTGAACTTCTTCAGTATCTCCTGTATCAGGACTAGTATTATATACATTATAATAGTAGTATCCGCTTTGTTCTGTTGTTTGAGATGATGCTGTAAACATATTAGTTGCTACCAACGAGCCAGAATCGTTACTCCACAATCCAGTTGTTACTACTTCTATTTTTGCATTTATTTTATCAAATTCACCGAATCTTTTATAGATACCAGTTGAAATACCGGCTCCAGCCGCTATTTGTTGTCCTGCAGGTAACACCGTATTTAATAATGCTACAATTTCATTTGAATCCAGTGTGCCCGTATTAGCTAAGTCTCTAATTTGGGCGGTTACATTAGGGTCGTTTATTAGTGCCATTTGTTATTTCTTTTAAGCTTTATATGTTACAGTTACAGGTATAGTTTGAGAACCGCCAGTTTCATTACCATAAACTGTCAATGTAGTTACTACATCAATTGTTAAGTTTGGATTAGGAGTAAATGAAAATTTTCTACCACTTGCAACCTGTGCCGTTGTTGTTATTTCCTCTCCTAAGAAAATAGGAACACTACCAACTGTATTTGCTCCTTCCGTTACAGTTATTGTACCAGCTCTTTGGTCTGCTAATACTACTGTGTATCCAGCATTTGTGTTTCCTGTTGGATCTGTTGTTGGTCCTAATGGTGTACTACCTTCTGATTGATTTACACTTATAGCAAAGTATCCTAATCTTACGATTGGAATTTTAGTTGTTCCTTTTGGAAGGGTTACTAATTTATGTCTTAATACCTGCGTTTCATCAGGACTAGCTTCCGTAATAGGAATTGCTCTAATTGCTGAATCATAGTATGCAGAACCTTTTGGATGTGCTGGTTCATAAAGCGTATAATCAATTTCATCATCACCCAAAGCAAACTTTGTAATGTTTAATGATTGACCAGATGCTAATTTTTGTCTTCCTTTTTTGGTAAGAATTGCATCTACTGTTATTTCCGAATTATCTAAATATGCCATTTGATATTATTTTTAAACTATTATTTCTTCAAATAAATATAACTATTTAATATTTTCAATTAATCTACAATAAGAATTGGTTCACCACTACCTCTACCAGTCTTAGCCACTCTAAGAATGTTAGGATTAGTACTAAATGTTTCTACCGGGTCTAATCCATCAGGTGTAGTTGCTAATGTTTGTTTAGAACCTTTAAAATACATTCTTTGCAATCCTTCACCTAAATTATTAACAAATTTGTAGTGAGTAGGAAAATAACCATTTAGAGGTTTTACTTCCACAATATCCCCACCAACACTAACCAATGAACTTGTACTAAATGGGGTTATTGATATTTTGTATTTATATTTTGTAACAGAAACTTTTTGATAACGTACCCTATCACCTGCATTGTAATTTTTAACTGGATATCCAGATATTTGCGTATTAATTTTTTGTGTGTATTCTTGCTTAAGTAAATAAATATTTTTTCTGCTTCCAGTTGAATGTTCGTTACCAAATAAAGTATCTAATTTTTTAACAATACCCGTGCCACTTTGTGCATACAACCCAAATCCTAAATTTGCTAAAGAATCGTTTTCCATTCCAATTTGTTCAAATGTAAATGAATCCGCCTCACCAGTTAATGATTCGCCTGTTGGACATTCAATATTTATAGAACCTTGTGGTGGATACGTTGGGTATTCTGTTTCAAATATGTCTGTAAAGTTATAATCTATTTCACTATCATAATTTGGATTAAATCCTTCAAGTGAATATACATCATTTGCATCAACAATAGTATTATAATTATTTATTTCACCAATTAAATTAGCTGCATCAGATGCATCTAAATTACCTTCATTTGATTTGTATGATGCATCTATTTCATTATTATCATGTATAGATACAATACTATCATAATCATTTCTTTCTGATTCTGGTTTTTTCCATTTAGTTTTACTTCTTTCTAAATAATGTGGTTCTATTAATAATCCTTTAGAAACTTTTGCTCTAGCAGGTGCCAAATCAGCAAGTACATCAAACAATGATTTATCAATATATCTTACTAACTGAATATATTCATTTATGTTTCTATCTAATCTTTCAAAATAGTAATGTCTTAATGTATCTAATTCTCTATATGTATCCTTATACTCATCCGATGGGTCACCTATATAATTGTCTATATTAAATTCTCCAAATGTTTTAAGTATATCCATATTCAACTCCTTAATTGGAGAGAAGAATAATCCCAAACGATTTGAATCTATTGGAGCTCTATCAAATGATTTTTGAGTTGCTCTAACTTTGTGAGATAAATCTCTACCAGGCATTAAACTTGATGATTCAAAACGAATTTTATTAGCAGATGAAAATCCAACAGATGGAACATCTGCGGTTACAGTTCTTTCATATGGAATATATTGATATGGATACGATGATGCAGAATACATACTTTCGGCGTATCCATAATTTTCTCCATAATTATCAGTAATTGATACATTTTTTATTCCAATATTTTCAGTAATAGTTCTATCTTTTGGATATTCAAAATCTAAACGGAATAATAAATCAGAGGTAGATGCAGAATAAGAATTTCCATTTATTGCATCTGGAAATAATGTATGATTTTCAAACTTACTTCTTTGTAAAGGAACTGTCCATAAGCGGAATTCATCAAAATTACCTTTAAAACCATCTCCGCTTAAATGTAAAAAACTTCCAGTTTCCCATTGGTTATCATTTGTCAAAATTGACATACTAACAAATGTGGTAATTCTCTTACCATCGGATGTTGCTAACCAAACCTCATATAAAGAAGAATTACCAGAATAATTATATCTGTTAATAGCAATATTAGAATAATATTCAGTAGATATTGGAAAATCTAAACTACCTGTTTTATAATCCGGNCCAAAGGCATATACTCCAGATAATTCAGGTGTTATATATATTGTTGAAACAGATGCACTTATAAATGGTTCATCAAAATATGTACTTGTTGATTGGTCTCCTCCGAAATTTAATTCTAATTTACCAAAAGAACCAGTTGTTTTTACTAAATCTAAAGTCCACTCACTACCACTAATTAAAGTGTATGATGGATTTGGTAATGAATTTGGTAATATCCTAAATTCTACACAGTTTGGATAACTTAAACTTCCTGCATTATATTTCCAAGGAGCTTTTACAGCGGAACTGCCACTAAGATAAATTGCCGCCGTTCTATCATCAAATGTAAATTTAGTACTACCACCTTTTGTTGGGTCTTGAGGTCCTCCAAATTCCATTATTGTTAATAACGAAGAAGGTACACCATAACAGGCCATTACAGCTTTCATAGCTCTACCAGTTCCTTTATGCTTTAAAATATATGGAAGGTTGTTTAATATTCTTCTCCAAACTTGTTCATTTGCATTTTTAAGAGGCATTGAATATTTTTGAAATCCATCTTTAGTTGTACCAAATGCATATTCCCAAAGAAATTGGGAATCAAATGCTTTTTTAGTGTTCCATCCCAAAGATTCAAGCATATGTTCAACTAAAGAGTTTCCTATTCCTTTCGTTTCAAGTGCTTGTAATTTTTTAATTCTGGCTAACCCACCAATATACGCCCATATAATAT